AATCCCATGAGCATTACAAAAACGATCAGAGGCAAAACCTACGTGTCCCGTTCCTATCCGTGGGGACTTCATCCCCGCAATGGCCATCGATTGCTCTGCGCTGACGGGGTCGTCCGTGCTGCGGAGTTGGCCGAAACTGCCGACACCTTTTTCTCGATCCCCGCATCCATTCGGATCAAAGGGAAACGGGTTTCAGGTTATGCTTCCGTTGAAAAGGATTCGACTTGGAAAACGGAAGTCTGGGTTTTCCGTCACCATACAAACCAGAATGCGCCGCTTCCTGCTTGGCCGTCTTCGTTGGATGCTTCCTTCGATCCTTTGATTGCGAAAGCGGCTTGATCATAAACCCTAATCCCATCCAATCCATGACCTTTCAACAAGCCTGCGAAAGAGCCGCTCGAATCGCTCGGAAAACGGAGTCTTTCCGATACGTCTTCCTTGAAGACGCTGTTTGTGGTGAATACGAAATCGGATCCGATTTCGACTGCGGAACATGGTTTCAAGGTTCCGATCCTGTCGCCTGTTTTGGCCCGGACGGTCAGCCCGGTTGATTCCCCGCGCGAGGCTATCCGCAAGGGTGGCCTCTGGCGAGCGATCAACGCCCGATTCAAACATCATGAAAACCACAGTAACCAGTTACCAATTCGTCGAAGCTTTCCGCGCCTGCGGGAGGGAAACCCAATTCTCCCGCCCCGCTCTTTTCGCGCTCTTTGAGCACCTCGAAGACTACGAAGACTCTTGTGGGGTGGAGCTTGAGCTAGACCCCGTTGGAATTTGCTGCGAATGGGCGGAGCATGACAGCGCCACCCTTGCCTCGAAGGAATACGGCCAAGAGTTCTCGGACGAGGAGGAGGCGCTGGAGTGGCTCCGTGATCACACGCAGGTTGTGGAATTCGAAGGCGGAGTGGTCATTCAACTCTTCTGAGCCGATGACAGACCTATTCCGCGCCGTCGGCTGGCTCCTCCTCGGTCTTTTGTGCGCCGGTGCGATGGTGTCCATCGCCCTCGCCGGGAGCATTGCCAGCGCCTAAGGTTCCCCGTTCCCCTTGCTCGCCCCGTAGGTTTCGGCCTGCGGGGCTTTTCGTTTTCTAGCGGGCCATGGATCCCCCTTCCCCTTCGCCCTTCGCCCCCCGCGTCCAGGTCGCCCCCCCATCGGACACGCCATGTCCGACCCCTCTCCCTCTCCCGCCCGCCCGCCCATACCCCATACGGAATTCGGAATTCGGAAATTAGAAATGCTAATGCCGTGGCACCGGATGATGGAGCGGGATCGAGTGGGCCAAAGACCCCAGCCGTTCGCCCGTGGATGGAGCGGTCCGAACGAAATCCCCCGCCCACATTTTCCCACTTGACGCCTGAGCATGGAGCGGTAGGGTGGGCGTTGCAACAACGACCCTATGGACACATGGATACTACCAAAGCAATTACACACATTGGCCTGTGCGCTGGATACGGAGGCATTGAGCTTGGACTCAAACGAGCAATCCCAAGTGTGCGCACAGTCGCTCTTTGTGAGATCGAAGCCTTCGCAATTGCGAATCTGGTCAGCAAAATGGAGGCGGGACTCATGGACCCGGCACCTATCTGGCCGAATCTTAAAACCTTCCCTTGGCAATCGTTTCGCGGATGCGTGGATATCCTCACTGGCGGCTATCCATGCCAGCCCTTTAGCGCGGCAGGAAAGCGACAAGGAGCAGACGACCCGAGACATCTCTGGCCATACATCGCAAGAGGAATTCGGATTCTCCAACCAAGACTCTGCTTCTTTGAGAACGTCGAAGGACATATCAGCTTGGGGCTGTCCGACGTCATCGAAGACCTGGCAGGAATGGGTTATCGAACGACGTGGGGAATTTTCTCAGCGTCTGAAGTTGGCGCACCGCACCAGCGGAAGCGGGTGTTCATCTTGGCCCACCGCAGCGGCGCGGGACTGGAAGGATTCACCTGGCATGGCGATGGAAGCGGTGAATCCAGACGGATCGCTGAGGGACAGGACGGACCAGTTGGCGAGAGCGGTTTATGCTGCTGGCCCAGCCGTCCCGGCGAGCAGCAGTACGGATGGGAGCCGCCCAGGGTTGTGGGCGACGCCGATTGTCGGCGACAGCCACCTAGCGTCTTCGCCGGACGTCGCAGCGAAAAGGTTGGCCGAGGGCAAGGTCACCTTAAGCCGACAGACCACGGGCAAGCTCAACCCCCGCTGGGTGGAGACGCTGATGGGGCTTCCGGTGGGCTGGACTATGCCCAGTTGTCGGTCGCCTGTGACAATAGAACGGATGAGTTAAGGTTATTGGGTAATGGAGTAGTACCGCATACCGCTGAACTTGCATTCCGTGTACTCATACAGGAGTTGGCCAATGAGTGATGTGTCTCTCACTACAACTTCATTCCAGATCGACTATCGGATGCTCACGCTTCTCCAGAAGCGGGCCAATGAACTGGGGTTCAGGTCATGGGGAGCTTACCTCCGCCACATGATCGATTTCCATGTGCTGACTTTCGAGCCCGATCTCCTCCCCCGCCAGAGCCCCGCGAACCCCGCTCCCCCTCCGTCGAGTCCATCCGCCCATTCCGACGCGCTGGCGACCCCTTCCAGCGCTTGCGCTGGGCATCCACACCCCGCTTCCAGATCCCCAACTTCCACCCATCCACCCGGAGGGTCCTGAAAAACCGCCGCCGAGCGCGGGGCGTCTTGAAACGCCCCCGCAGCGTCTCGGCGTTGCGGTTTTTAACTCCCTAGAAGAGGGAGTGACAAGACTCCCTCTAGGGAGGTAGGGGGATCTATGCTAACTTTCTGGGGTGGAGTGAGACTGTTCACTTGAGTTCTCTTGACGATTTTCCGGGGACGATGTAGGTTGTTTGTCCCATGAGTTATCTAGAGAATGGTTCCACCCTCCGCAGCATGTTCCGGCTGATGCTTCCGCTTCGGCACGACATCGACCCCACTCGATCCGAGGTTATCACCCACATAAAGGACAACCTTCGTTGTGATATTGGCCGGGCGATCCGTGCGTTCAATTCGATGAGGCACAAGAAGTCGCAGGTCCTTGTGTATGATATGGTGCATCGGCAGTGGCGTGGGTGTGACTGGGTGCCGCCTGAGGAAGGTGACAAGGTCGCGCTGCTGACTCGTGCCATCAACGAGATGAAGCGTGAGCTGTTCGCGCTGAAGTCTGAGGTCCGCAAGCAGGGCAAGTTGCTTGGCCAACTGGAGCGGAAGCGGTCGCGCAAACGCGATAGGGAGGAGGAGGAGGGGGAGACCGTGGAGCTGCAGCCCGAGCCCGAGCCCCAGCAGCAAGAAGCCGCTGCCCCCGAGAAGGAGGAAGCGGCTAGTGGGGAGGATTGGTTCAAGGCTATGCGCGAGGCCCTCGACGAGCAGGAAATGGCTTCGGCTCCTTCAGTTGAGCCCCCGTCATCACCATCGGGTTCCACTGGTCCCACACGATTCCGTTGGGAGAGTGCTGAAGGTTTAGTGCCGATGCCGTGAGCCTCGATCCCCGCTTGCAGAAGGCCAGTTGGAAGCGTCGAGGCTTCGACTGGCCTACTTCTGCCAGCACCGCGATCTCCCGCGCCCAGTTGGCCAGTTCAGAGGATCCGAAGCCAGCGTGTGCGAGTTCCATGGTGGTGAGTGGCTCGCCGTCTTTGCGTTGGGCCTTGGAGATGTGGTGCATCCAGATCCATGCGACCTTGGTCTGGTGGAGGATGGGCTGGAGCTTGTTGCGCAGGAACGTGCTGACCTCGCCCTGGTCCGACAAATCTCCCCCGAAGTAGGAGAAGAGCGGGTCGCCGATGATGAGGTCGAGCTTGGATCGGGTGATGAAGCGGGTGGCGTAGGCAAGGAATGCGTCCCCGGTTCGGACGGATTCGGTGCGGAAGTGGAGGTTCTCTTGGAGGATGCGGATGTCATCGGTGGCCATCTTGAGTCCCTTGATGACGCCCTTGAATGCTTCGGCCAGGTCGCCCTTGTCGTTCTCGGCTTGGACGATCCCGATGCGGAGCGGGCGGACGGGTGCGATGCCGAAGAAGTCCTTGCCGAGCGCCCAGCGGATGACGATCTGCATCATCAGTGAGGATTTCCCGATGCCGGTGCCACCGGAGATGATCATGGATGAGCCACGGGTGAGCCATCGTTTGCCGATGAGGTTGTCCGGATCGTTGTCTTCATCGAAGCAGATCAGGTCTTTGACGGTGACGATGGTGGCCTTGTCGTCGGCGGTCTCGCGGTCGCTGAGCCAATCCGACCATGACTCTGGGCCGATCTGGGTGGCCAGCAGGCGTTGGGGCGATCCGTTGCGGAATGCGCCGGGGAGGCGGGAGAACCGTGCTGGGTTCTTGTTCTTGGGATCGATGCCGGGGATGAGGTTGTAGATGAGATCCCGGCGGGCCTCC